TAAAGAGTTCTCCACAGTATTTACTTTCTTTCCAGTAACTACTTTTGCAGGCTTTATCTCTTCGTAGATTTCAGTACCATCGGTAAATACTGTTTCTCTGATTGCACCTAACATTCTTGTACTTTTAACTTCTCTTGCACTCATAATTGTTTGTTTTTAGATTAAACATAAAGGGTATATCCCCAAAGTAGAAAAAGAGTAGGGGTTGATGTTTAATTAGTCCACACAATCATTAATGTTAAAAATTTTTAATATGAAAAGTCATTCTTAAATTCATTTATAATATATATAAAAGTGGTCATAAAAATTCCAAAAAAATTTTTTAAAAATAATTTAACTTTTACTTGTGTATATCAAAAACATTTTGTATATTTGTTTAAATATTAAAAACAGCTATATATATTATGAATATATAGTAAAAAAAATTAAAAGTATGAAAGTAGACATTTTAAAAAATAAAAAAACAGGAAAGTTAAGTTATTATTATGATAATAATATCTACCCTAGTGAAAAAACACATAAGTTTATTAAAGCAGTAGATGATACTAAAGTAAGAAAAGAAATGAAAAAATTAGATAATAAATTTAAAAAATATTTTTAAAATAATTACTAAATAACTTGCATATGTCAAAAATATTTTGTACCTTTGTCAAGAATTTGATAACAAAGAAAAAAGAAACAAAAAAGAAATTAACTTTATAACTTAACAATGATAGATAATACAGTAACTACTATAGAAGAAGATTTAAAAAAGAACTTAGATATACTTCTAAATAACTTCAATACGTTTCAACAGAAATATAGAGGAGATGAAGATATGGATGTAATATTATATACTGAATATAATGAAGTAATAAATAAAACATTTATTAAGTTATATGTAGCAGATTTAAATACTAGACTATTTAATACTTATACTATAGAAAAAAGAAAATTAAAAAAAGTAAATACATTTAAAAAAGATGGTCATAAAAGAATACATTATAAATACAGATAAGATTAGTATAGAAGATGCTATTAAAGTAAAGAAAGAAGTATTTTTAAGACAGAACCCTGATATTAAAAATGATTTAGAAGTAAAATCTTTAATTAGTATTACAGTATTAAATCATAGATCTAATAAAAAAATCATACAATTCAACATAAATGAGTAATTTTTTAAAGAAAGGAAAAAGAAAAGATTTACATAAGAAGGTAAAATATCATGAAAAAGAGTTTTTTAAATTAATAGGATTATTATCAGATTTAGCAAAAGAGCTATATAATAAAAACCCTGATATAGATATTAATGATAAAGAGTTATTGAAAAAAGAAGCTCAGAAGATTACTCTTAGAGAACTAGATGGTATGGAAGTAATTATACTAATAAATAACCTTAGAAATTTAAAAAAAGATGAAATACAAAGGACAGAAGATAACAATAAAAAAGATTAAATCATTTTTAGAAGGAAATGCTAAATTTTTACTAAATGAATTTGATATGTTACCTACATACTATAAAGAACAAGTAATTTGGAGAGCTTCTATATGTAAGGAGACATGTTTAGCAAACAATGATGAATGTGAACATTGTGGGTGTACTGCTAGTAAAAAAATATATGTAGAAGAATCTTGCAATGAAGGTAAAAAGTTTCCAGATCTTATGAGTAAGGAAAAATGGGAAGAGTATAAAAAAGAAAATAATATAGAAGTATATGTATAATAAGGAAAGTAAACAAACAAATAATTTCAAACAAGGAATAGGATATTTAGAAGAAGTATTTGAAGATCTATCAAATAGAGTTAAAGAACCTTTATTATTTGAAATAGAAAGAGAAAAAACAGAAACAAAAAATAATATAACTATTAAAATCAGTTTAGAAAATGTCAAACCAAACAAACAAAAAAGAAAATAAAGAAGAATACAATGGTATTCCTGTAGTAGCTTGCAAATACTGCAATAGTTTAAATATTCAGGAAGATAGTAATGGAAATGATCTTTGCATGAGATGTGGAGCAATAAACGAGATTGAAAACTTTCCTAATATTAATGAATATCTAAAAATTCACAATGGTAAATAAAGAAAAAAGAAAATTAAAAAACGAACCAAAGTTTAAATTGCAATTAAATGAAGAACAAAAAGATGCAGTAACTGATTTTTATTATAATGATGTTAATTTTATTCATGGAGATTTTGGATCAGGTAAAACTCTTTTATCTTGTTATATAGCTTTATCGTCTTTTAGAAAAAAAGAGTTTAATAAAATTGTAATTACCAGACCTATTGTAAGAACAATTGGATATTTGCCAGGAGATGTAAAAGAAAAACTAGATCCGTATATTGCACCTATTATACATAACTTTAATATGTTGCAATCACCAGTAACAACTGAAAAGATGATTGCTGATGGAGATATAGTAATTTTGCCAGTAAATTTTGCTAAAGGGATTACATATACTAATTCTGTAGTAATTGTAGATGAGTATGAAGATTTAAATTACGAAGATTTTAGAATGATGCTATCTAGATTAGGTAAAGATAGTAAATTAATATTTTGTGGTTCTAAAGAGCAAATTGATAAGTCAATTGGAAGCCGTAGCTGTATCAATAGTACTTTAAAATTAGAAGATAGTAATATAGTAGGTTATAATACTTTAAAAGCCAATCATAGAAATACTAGTATTACTAAAATTTTAAATTACATAGAAAATGAATTACTTTAGTGCAAAAGGAATGAAGATTTTTGAAAAAGCAGTAAAAGATATGATAAAAGAAAATGAAAAATGTAAAAGAGATGAAAAACATAAAAGTAGCAAATATAAATACAACAATAAAAAAACTATTTAAAGATTGGTTGTATTTAACTAAAATTTTTCACAAACTTACTGATCAACAAATAAATATATTATCTTTATTTTTATATGAATATTATAAGCTAAAAAAAGAAGTGACAAATGAAAGAATAATAAATGAAGTATTATTTGATTATAAAATTAAAATGAAAATCAAAGAAGAGTTAGGAATTAAAGATCCTTCTTTACAAAATGCAATGACTATATTTAGAAAAAAAGGTATAGTAGTAAATAATCAACTATCAAAATTATTTATACCACAGATAGAAAAAGATGCAAATAATTTTAAATTAATTTATAATTTTAATATAATAAATGAAGAATAAAGAGCTAAAAAAATATAAACATACCCTAGGGTTAGAAAATAATTTGAACGATAAAGAAATAGATAAAATAGTTAATAGTCAATTTAGATTTGCAAAGGAAAAAATAGAAGAATTAAACAATAATAATTTAAATAAAGATAACAAATACAATTTTAATAATATAATATTTTATTTTAAAAGAATAGGGAAGATTTATCTAAATAACATAAATAATAAGTAATATGAAAAATTTAACACAAGACGAAGTAGTATCAATGCTAGAAACATTTCCATTGATACCAAGAAAGAATTTTGTTTACATTACAATGAACAAATCAACTGATGAAAAAGACGAAGAAAGCATTTTAGAAGAACAATATGTTAAAGAAGAGCAATTTGTAATTGCTGTAGGAGGAAGAGTACAAGATATTGAGCCAGGAATGAAAGTTTTGTTAGATCCTGATAAAATGACTAAGTATATCCAAGATCCTAATGATATAACAACAAAGATTCCTACTATTAATGCTTTACCATTTGAATTAAGTGAAGATTTAGTAGTGGCAAGGATTTCAGATGATATTATTCACTCAATTGATTTAAGAGATTAATAAAACAAATAAAATTAAAACTATGAGCAAAAAGAAAGAAAAAGAAACAAAAAAAGATAATAATTTACTTGAACAAGATGAACTTAGTGAAGAAACAAGTAAAGAATATAAAATTATTTTTTCTGCATTAAATCATGCTAATAAGAAAGGTTGTTTTTCTATAGAAGAATCAACTTTTATTTTTAATACACTTCAAAAATTTAAATAATGAAGCTAGTAGAATTTAAAGACTATGAGTTGACAGTCCCTGAAGAAGTTTGGGGACTAAAAACTTTTAAAAAACTTTTAGATAGAGATAAAACTAAAAATAAAGTAAACGCTACTAAAGAAATGCTATTTGTATTTCATTATTCTGATATTAGATCTGATTTTAATTATATACTAGATAAAGAAGAGAAAATAGAAGAAGTAAAAAAAGAAGTAGGATTGAAAGATTCTTGGAAAATGGATAAGCAATTAGAAGAAGCAATTAACTTATACAAAAAACTTAGTACTACTGTAGTAGAAAAATTATATATGAATTCATTAATAGCAGCTTCTGACGTAGGTAATTATTTATCAAGAACAAAATATCTATTAGAAGAAAGAGATACAAAAGGAATTCCTATTTATGACATTTCTAAGATTACAACTGCAGTACAGAAAGTACCTAAGTTAATGGCAGATTTAAAAGAAGCATACAAAGAAGTAGTAAAAGAAAAAGAAACATTAGAAGGTAAATCAAAAGGAAGTAGAAAATATAATTTATATGAAGAAGGAATTTAATAAAGAAGTATTATTAAAAGAAGGTTATTATGAACTTCTAATAGAAACAATACAAGAAGTAGGAGAAGCTGTTACCTGCACATTAGGTCCAGATGGAAGTACAGTTATTATTAAAGATTATAATGGAAATAGTTATATCACTAAAGATGGAGTATCTGTACTTAATGCCATTAGTTTTGTAAACTCGCAAAAGAAAGTAATAACTGACATAATTAAAGAAGTTGCAGAAAAGACTGTAAATGAAGCAGGTGATGGCACTACTACTTCATTATTATTTTGTAGTTTTTTTATTTTAGAATCTATTAAACTATTAAGAGAGGGTGAATCTATTAGAGAAGTCAGAAAAGAGTTAGAAAAATTAGAAAGAATTATATTAACAGAAATACAATTAAAATCAAAACAAATAAAAGAAGATAAAGAAAGTTTTATTAAAAAAATTACTAATGTATCTTCAAATGGTGATTCTAGTATAGTAGATTTAGTTTTAGAAGCATATAAATATTCTGACAATATAAAAATTGTAGAAGATATCAACTTAAAAGATTCTATTGAAAAAGAAGATGGTTATATTATAGAACGTAAAAATAAATCTATTAATTTTAATATAGAAGATGGAGTTTATAATAATTTATTTACAATTATTGTAAATGATAAATTTACATCTTTTCCAAAAGAAATTACTAAAGAAATTACTAAGAATAAAGACAAAAATATATTAATAATTGCACATTCTTTTAATAATCATATTATTGAAAAAGTAAATTTATTTAATAAAGGAAATAACAAAATTATACTAATAGAAGCTCCTGGAATGTCTGATTTTAAGAGATTACTATTAGAGGATCTTATAGAATATTTAGATATTAATAAATCAGATAAATTTTATATAGGGGGCACAGCTCAAAAAGTAAAAGTAGACTTTAATAAGATTACACTATTTGGTACTCCTAATAAAAGAATTAAAGCTAGGATTAAGAGGTTAAAATCTTCTATTGAAAAAGCAAATGATGAAGTAAGTCAAACTACTCTTAAATCTAGGTTAGAAAAATTAACAGATAAAACAGTTACAATACGTGTAGGAGGTAATTCTAATATAGAAAGTAGAGAACGTAAAGATAGAGTAGAAGATGCAGTACTGGCTGTTAATTGTGCCTTAGATGAAGGATATTTACCAGGGGGAGGACAATTTTTAAAACATTTATACAATAAATATCAATATTTAATGTTTTCTGAAATATTTTTACTTCCTTCTAAAAAATTAGAAGAAAATGGCACAGATTTAAGTAAAATAGATACTGATAATATTATAGATCCATCCAAAGTGCTTAAAACAGCTTTAAAAAATTCTATATCTGTAGCCAAAACATTAGTTTCATCAGGAGCATTAATAACAAGTCCATATGACATACAAAACAAATAAATACCAAACACCTATAAATAAGGAATTAAAAAAGAATTTACCTAAAGAGGTCTATGATGACATTATAGAGTTTATAACAAATGTAAAGTTTATAAACAATCTTATACAACCAGAAGAAATACGTGGTTATATTAAAGATAGACCTGTAATGACTTATATTAATGATGATAATGAAGAAATAGAATACGAAGATGGCAGAAGAGAAGTATATTTAAATAATCCTCATATATTAGAGGATATGGATTACTTCAGAGAAAAAGCCTTATTCTTTGAAGAAAATGGTAAATATACTAATATTATACCTAATGGTAATCCTAAATCTGATTATACTAAATTTTGGAAAGAAGAAGTAAGAAAATGGAGAGAGGGTGTAGTTAGACCTGATGGAGAATGGATTCCTGGGGAATTATATTTTTATTGGAACTACGCACCTATTTGGTTAGTAGAGAAAGATCCAAATACAAAAGGAAAAAAGAAAGGTAATAGAGTAAGAAAATTTCCTAAACCTTGGTTAGGTGATTATTTGTTTTTTCATTATGTTAATCAAGCTAAAGAAGAAGGTAAACATGGTAAACTATTAAAAACTAGAGGAGTCGGATTTAGTTTTAAAGCAGGAGCATGGAGTCCTAGAAATATGTACTGTTATCCTGGATCTGGTAATCCTAATTTTCATTTAGCATCTGAAAAAACTTTTTTATCAGGAGATAAAGGAATATGGGGTAAAGTATTAGATACATTAGACTGGATAGCTGAACATACACCTTTACCTAGAATGAGACTTATTGATGGTAAAAAAGCAATGGAAATTCAGTTAGGATTTGAAGATGAATATGGATCTAGAAAAGGATTATTATCATCTGTATATGGTGTGTCACTAAAAGATAACCCTAACAAAGCAAGGGGTGTAAGGGGTCCACTTATACATTATGAAGAAGATGGATTATTTCCTAATTTAGAAAAAGCTTGGAGTGTAAACAGAAAAGCAGTAGAAGATGGTGGAATATCATTTGGTTTTATGTTAGCAGGAGGAACAGGAGGTGTAGAAGGAGCTTCTTTTGAAGGATCTGAAAAATTATTTTATAGTCCTAGAGCTTACAACATACTAGGAATATCAAATGTATTTGATAAAAATGCAAATGAAGAAATAAAATGTGGATTTTTTTGGGGAGCATATTTAAATAGAAATGAATGTTATGATGAAAAAGTAGGAGAACCTGACGTTATTAAAGCATTAGTAGAAATTTGCTTAGATAGGTTTAAAGTAAAATATAGTTCATCTGATTCTTCTTCTATTACTCAAAAGAAAGCTGAAGAGCCTATTACTCCTCAAGAAGCTATTATGAGAACAGAAGGTACTGTGTTTCCAGTATCAGATATTAAAGAATACTTTGAAAACATATATGTAAAGAAAGAAGATTTTGTTTCCAATCATTATGTAGGAGAATTAGTAGTAAACAATGAAGGCAATATAAAATGGAAAGTAAATTCTGATTTACATCCTATTAGAAGATATGATTTAGCTACAGCAGATAAGACTGGTGCTGTTGAAATTTTTGAAATGCCTAAAAAAAATGGAGAAGGAGTAGTATTTAGAGAAAGGTATATAGCAGGAATTGATCCTATTGACTCTGACAAAGGTAGTTCTTTATATTCTATGTTTATAATGGACACATGGACAGATAGAATTGTTGCAGAGTACACTGCAAGACCTAAATTAGCTAAAACTGCTTATAATAATACTATGAAACTTTTACAGTTTTATAATGCACAAGCTAATTATGAAAGTAATTTAAAAGGTTTATTTGCTTACTTTGAAAATAGAAATTGTTTATATTTGTTATGTGATACTCCACAAATACTAAAAGATATGGAATTAACTACTCCTAAAGCTCAGTATGGCAATAAATCTAAAGGAACACACGCTAGTGCAGCTATAAATAAATTAGGTAGAGATTTACAAGCTGAATGGATGATGACAGATGCTTATGGAGAAGATAATTTATGGAATTTACATAAAGTTAGAAGTTTTGGTTATTTAGAAGAAGCTATTAAATGGAATGCAGATGGTAACTTTGATAGAATTTCTTCTATGGGAATGTTAATGATACTTAGAGAAGAAAGAAAAAAAAGAAATCAACAAGCAAAAGAAAATAAACAAAAGAAACTAAATCAGCTATCAGATGATCCTTTTTTCTCTAAAAATTTTTCAAGTAAAATAGATAAAGATTTTAATTCAGCTATGAGTGATCATAAAAAATAATAAAATTTATATATAAATATTTTTATAATATTATAAATAATATTATATTTGCACAATATACAATAAACATATGAGTGTTATACATAATAAAAAACAGCCTAGACAAAGATTGCCTTATAGCAAAAAAACAAAATCTTGGAGAAAAGATAATGTTGATGCAGCTGATAAATTTTCATTTTATCATAATGAGGTAGTACGTCAAACTTTAAAAAATAAAATTATAAATCTTAATTTATATAATGGTATAGTAGATATTAGAGATTTACATAATACTGTAAATCCTCATCAAATTGATGCATCTTTTATTCCTGATAATATACCTCATCATCCAGTAATGAATGCTAAAGTAGATTTATTAATAGGTGAAGAAATAAATCGTAGATTTGATTATAAAGTATTAGTCACTAATCATGATGCTATTTCTACTAAAGAAGAAGAACTTAAGAAAGAACTTAAACAAAAAATGATTTCTTATTTTGAAAGAAATTATAGCAAAGAAGAATTAGAAGAAAAATATAAAGAATTAGAAGATTTTCTTAAATACGACTACCAAGATATTAGAGAGAGATTAGCTACACAAATATTACAACATTATTCTAGTGAGCAAAATTTTAAAAGAACATTTAATAATGGATTTAAAGACGCTTTAATTATGGCAGAAGAAATATATCAAATAGATATAGTTTCTAATGAGCCAGAATTAAAAAAACTTAATCCATTAAAAGTACATTGTGTAAGAAGTGGTAAGTCAGAAAAAATTGAAGATTCTGATTTAATTATATTAGAAGATCATTGGAATCCTGGTAGAATTGTTGATACATTTTATGAGGAATTAAAACCTGATGATATTGATTACATAATGGATTATTCTACTAAAAGAACTAATAATAGTTACACTGATGATGATAATAATCACGTATTACTTAGAGATGGTTATGTAGGACATGGTGGAGGACCTGCAGGAGGTTTAGATGCTATGTTTAATTTAGCAGAAGTTAATGGTCATTATTTTGGTTCAGATTATACTGATGAAAATGGTAACATTAGAGTTATTAGAGTTTATTGGAAATCTTTAAAGAAAATTAAAAAAGTAAAATATTATGATGAATTTGGAGATGTAGAATATAAATACAGATCTGAAGAGTATATAGAAGATAAAACTAGAGGAGAAGAGTCTAAAAATCTTTGGGTTAATGAATGGTGGGAAGGTACTAAATTAGGTAAGGATATTTATATTCAAATGAAACCTAAAAAAGTACAATATAATAAAGTATCTAATCCATCTTTTTGTAGTCCTGGGATTATAGGAGAAGTATATAATACCAACCAAGGTAGAGCAGTGTCACTTGTAGATAAAATGAAAAACTACCAATATTTATATGATGTTATATGGGATAGAACAAATAAATCTATTGCCACAAACTATGGTAAAATTTTTGAACTTGATTTAGCTAAAGTACCAGATAATTGGGAAATAGAGAAATGGATGCATTTTGCAGTTACTAATAAAATAGCTGTAGTAGATTCTTTTAAAGAAGGTAATAAAGGTGCTTCTACTGGTAAATTAGCAGGAGGAATGAATACAGTTGGTGGTAGAGCCATTGATATGGAGACAGGTAATTATATACAACAGCATATGCAATTACTAGAATTCATTAAACTTGAAATGGGAGAAATTGCAGGAGTTTCTAGACAAAGAGAAGGTCAAATATCTAATAGAGAAACTGTAGGAGGAGTTGAAAGGTCTGTTAATCAATCTGCACATATTACAGAGTATTGGTTTAGTAAACATGATGATGTTAAAATTAGAGTTTTAACTGCATTTTTAGAAACTGCTAAAATAGCTTTAAAAAATAATAAAAAGAAAACACAATTTATATTAGATGATCAAACAACTAAATTGTTAGATTTATCTGATGATTCTATATCAGAAGCAGATTATGGATTAACCTTGACTAGTGGTACTAAAGCTACAGAACTAGAACAATCTATGAAACAATATGCTCAAGCATTTATTCAAAAAGGTGGACCTCTTTCTGTTATTACTGATATTTACTTTAGTGGTAGTATTTCTGAAATGAGAAAGAAATTAGAAAAAGCTGAAAACAATATGAATAAACAAAATCAGCAGCAACAAGAACAAGCTAATAAAATAAAGCAACAAGAACTTCAACAGCAAGCTCAAAAAGAGCAAAAAGAACAAGAAAGAGCAGACAGAGAATTAAATATTAAAGATAATATATCTAAAAGACAAGAAGAAACTAAAAGATATGTAGCTAATTTAAAAAATTCTGATGATGGAGTTGCTGATCCTATAAATGAAAAGAAATTAGAACTAGATTATGAAAAACTAAAAAATAACAAATTAGAACAAATTAAAGAGTTAGAAGCTAAAATGACTATGCATAAGGACAAAATGCAAAGAGAAGATAAAAAAATAGCAATGCAAAAGAAAAATAAATCTTCAAAATAGCTATGTAAACATTAAACAATTTTATAATTAATTAAATTATATATTGTTTTTATAATTAAAAAGTTGTATATTTGTACAATAAAATAAAGGGAAATGGTAAAAGTTAACAATGAAGAAGAATTTGACATGGGAGTCTTTGGAACAGATGAAGATGTTCAATTAAATTTAGATGAAACAACAAAACTAGAATCTGAAAAAGAAAAAGAAGATTCTGAAAAAAAAGAAGATTCTGAAGAAAATAATAATAATACTAACGAGAACAATACCAATACTTCAAAAGATGAAGAGGAAGAAAGTTCAGAGGACGTAGTTAGTAAAGAAAAAGATGAAGAGGGTAATTCTGATGAAGATACTTCCCCTGATATTTTTACTTCCTTTGCAACTTTATTGTCTGAAAAAGGATTACTCTCTTCTTTTAATAAAGAAACAAAACTAGAGTCAGAAGAAGATTTAGCTAATTTAGTTAAATCTGAAATTGATAGTAAATCAAAAGAAATGATTGTATCAAAACTTGGAGAAGAAGGTTTTGAAGCATTAGAAAAAGGTGTCAGTTTATCAGAGTATCAAAGTTATAAAACTGATTTAGAAACTTTAGATTCTGTAAATGATGAAACATTAGAAAATAATCAAGATCTAAGTAAAAGAATTATTTTAGAAGATTATAAAGCACAGGGACTTCCTGAAGAAAGAGCTATTAAACTTTTAAATAAATCTGTTACATTAGGAGAAGAATCATTATTAGATGACGCTAAAGAATCTTTAGATAGTTTAAAAGAATATCAAAAAGTTCAATTTGAAAAAACTCAAGAGCAAAGAATAGCAGAAAGAAATCAAGCCTTGCAAGAGCAAGAAAAAATAGATAATGATTTAAAAAATTCTGTTTATAATACTGAAGAAATTATAAATGGAGTAAAAATAAATAAAGAAATTAAAGATAGAATGTATGATACAATGACATCTATAGTTTCTAAAAATGAAAATGATGTTCCAGAAAATCAATTAATGAAAGATAGGAGAGAAGATCCTATTAATTTTGATACTAAATTATATTACTTATATACTTTAACCAAAGGATTTAATGACTTTTCTAAATTGATGAACACTACAACAAGTAAGGTTACTTCTGATTTTGAAAATGCACTTAGAAGTAATTCTAAATTTGAGAATTCAGGATCTCCTGACTTTTTAAATGATGCTGATTCCTATGATGGAATTGGGGAAGAACTAAACATGTAAACAATTAAAATAATTATAAACTATGAGTATTGGAAAATTTGTAATGACAAAAGGTAAGGCTTGGTCAGGTCTTACTACTAAAAACCATATCGGTGCTATATTTGGTTCAAAACCACAATTGGCTAGTAAGCTAACAACTGTTTTGCTTCAAAATGCAGGTATGAAAAATTTAGATACTACTTTATCTAAGTTCCCAGAAAAAATGCTAGAAACAGCAGACGATTTTGTATGGAAACTAGTTGGTAGTGATGAAAGAAATATTGCTTTAGAAGAAGCTAGAGTTGATGGTGTTGTAGTAGATCCTTCTGATTCAGGAGTGGGAGCACAACGTGGTATCATTGAATTAGTATTTGAAGAAAAAATATTTACTAAAGTTCAAGTAATTGCAGGTATTAGACCTGATGATTATCAATATAGAATTTTAGGAGAACCTTCTGAAGATGGTGGAAGATATGTCTATGAAGTAGAATTATTTGGTGGTGAAGAAACATTAGCAGGTGCTCCTGGTGATGAATTTACTCCTGGTAATGCATTTAGTATTGAATCTGCTTATGTAGAAGATGAACTTTCTACTGAAGGTGCAGGTATCAGCTTTACTTCTCCTTACTTAATGAGAAACTCTGTTTCTACATTAAGATTTGAACATAAGGAGTCTGGTGCAATGATTGATTATAAAACTAAGCCAGTTTATTTTTCAGGTATTGAAACAACTGATGGTAGCGGAAAAGTACACAAGTCTGTAACATGGATGCAAGAAGTATATTGGCAGTTTGAGAGACAAATGTCTCGTATTAAAGCTAGAACACTTATGTTTGGTAAAACAAACAGAGACTCTAATGGACGTTTCTTAAACAAAGGTAAGTCTAACATTGAGATTAAAGCTGGTTCTGGTATTAGAGAACAAATGGAAGTATCTAATACAACTGGATATAACACTTTCTCAATTAGATTATTAGAAGATATGCTTTCTGAGCTATCAGAAGGTAAATTAGATTTTGATCAACGTAAATTTGTTGTAAGAACAGGAGAAAGAGGAGCTGCACAATTCCATAGAGCAGTAACTAAAGAAGCTTCTGGATGGATGACAGTAGGATTTGATAATACAGGTCAAAATGCAATTCAAAAAGCTAGCTCACCATTGCATAAAAATTCATTTAGTGCAGGATTCCAATTCACAGAATGGAAAGCTCCTAATAATGTACATGTAATGCTAGAAGTTGATCCAATGTATGATGATAAGGTTAGAAACAAAGTACTTCACCCTGATGGTGGTGTAATTGAATCTTACCGTTATGACATTCTTTATATTGGAGATATGGAAGAGCCTAATATTCAAAAGATCAAAGTTAAAGGTGAAGATGAATTAAGAGGTTATAAATCTGGTATTAGAAATCCTTTCACTGGTCAAAGAGGTGGAGAAATGCAACATATGGAGGATTCTGCAACTATGACAGCTATGTGTAGTACAGGAAGTATGGTAAAAGATTCTTCTAGAACTGCAACATTAAAGTTTAATTACGCAGCATAATAATAATAATAATTAATATAGGTCTTAAAGGGTGAGCCTAAAATCACCCTTTTTTATTAAAATAAAATACCAAAATAATGGGAAAAGCAAAGGAAAAAGAAGTAAGCAATTTTAAATTACCAAAAGAAAGTGTAAATTTAAAATTTATTAAAAGAAAAAAAGGTATGGCAGCTAACGTGGAAGATAACCATGTTATTTCAGGTGGAATGTTAGAAAAATCTGTTAAAAAATACTGCGCCCCAGCCTTAAGAAGTGGGGTAATTAAAAATATCTTGACTGCTGAAGAAAAATCATTTTTAGAAACTGAAACAGATTTAAATTTATCAGCATATTCTGAATATTGGCATACTAAATATGTAAATTTATATAAACAATCTTCTTCTAATAATTTTGATCTATCTGATCCAAGTGATTATAT